AACTTTTCTTTTGGTTGATTTAGTGCTTTAAATAAAGTATAAATTGATTTACCACGTTTATCAGAAACCCAACAATGCCATGTATAATCACCATTTTCATCTGGTGTTGATCTTACTTCTAATTTTGGTTTATGATGTGAGATAAAAGGAGAGAAGAATGAAATATTGCCTCGTGATGTTGGCTTACCTTTACCTAGTACTGTTTCAAGTAATTGTAATAATTTTAGATTCTTCATTAATATAATATAATGAAAACACGGAACGATTCAAAAGATCTGGTTTATTAATATAATAATTATTAATTTATGTCATCCCATTCATTTCATTCCTGGTCTAACGAATTCATTACATTAAACATTTCATTCATTCAATTAATTAAATGCCATTACTTACATTAGAAAATAATGAATTTTTTTCACACTTCCAATCAAAATTTAAAAAAAGTTTTCTTTTCGGTTGGAATTTCATCTAGTTGGCAACATTCTGCTAACCATTCTGCAGGAATCATTTTCTTTGCAACATGTTTTATACCCATCTTCAGAGCATATGCTTCATATGATGTTTTACTACCTTTTGATATTTTTTGATTTGGATTTTGAAATACTATGCGAATATCAATGTCAGGATTGCATTGTAAAACATATTTCATTTTTTTACGATCTGCGGTAGTCCAACGTCCTTTCGTTTCCACAAACATTGTTCCGCCATCCTTTTTAGTAAATACAAAATCAGGTGTATATTTATGTTTAGTTGCTGGTACACTGTAATGTAAAGTTTCAGTCTCGTAATTAACTGGATAATTTATTTCTTTTAATGTTTCAGCTACAGTATGTTCTAATCCAGACTTGTAACCGTATTTATATGCTTCTTGTCTCGCTTTTGACTTCGAGTTCCAATGATTTTTTGCCATAACCTTCCTTAATTTTACCAATCAACTAATACTAATCGGTTGTTAAACATCATAACATTGTCTGATTTAAAATCTAAATCTAAATCAAATTCTGAAATTCCTGTTCTGATAATTTCTTGCTGCAATTTTCGTAAAAATGTAACTAATGCTGATTCAGTTTCTCTAGCTCCGTCCGCATCTAAGTAATCAAATATAGTAACCTCACCTTGCATATCTAGAGCAAACTTTGTGTATCGTGCATAAAAGTTATCAATCATTTGTTTGTATTTTATTGGCAATTCTGATGCATTTTTCATAATATACATTTTTTCAGAATCATTAACGTAAACAACTGGAATAAAACATTTAAATTCAGAATCACGACCTACGATAACAGATGCGACTTCAAATTCATCTCGTTCTCTAGTTATTTTGAAAACATAATCCGTATCACTAATTTCATAAACAACCCCATTATCGCCAGCGCCAATACGCACATATTGTTTATTACGTATTTTATCTAGTAATATATCAACTTGTTCTTGTTGTAATACTTCTGATAATATGTTTTTTAATCGTATCATCTACTTTGACCTACATATTTTTTTTGATAATTTTTACCATGTTTATGCGAACTTTGTTTTTTCTTAGAATGAACGCCTGGTCGTTTCTTTTTATTTTTTCGTACTACAAAATTAGTTATTGTTTTTGCTATTGTTATTCCTTATAAATCTGCATCAAATCTTAATAAAATATTCATATCAATGTCACCACGTTTACGTAATGGTGATGCTAACTTACCAGTAACTAATAATTGTCCTGCATCATTATATAATCCGACAGTTGTTATATAAGGATCAAAATCACTACTAGAAACATATGAATCATAATCAACCCCATTATCTTGTAATGTTGATGGGTTTAATGTTAAATTAAAATCATCTTTACTTATTCTAACTAAAGTAGAATATTCTGTAGTAGTTAATGTACTTCTATAACTTGCAGTATATGCAGTTTTTGTTAAATCACCATACTTATAATGCGGCGACGAAATTACAATTGTTCCGTGTTTCGGAAATACATTTCCTACATGATTTGTTTGTAAAAATGTACCATCCTCTGTACGGTCCGATAAAGAACTTATTTGTGCTTGAGATAGAGACTTATTAAAGATTCTAATTTCATCTAGATCTCCCGTAAGATTTGAGCTATTGGGGCTATAACCACCCACATTCAATGGATCATCATTACTAATCTTTCCTGATGCTGTATAAATTGAATTTACGCCATATAATAAGAAATCATATGAACTAGAAACGTGTTTTACAGCATCTACCCAAATTGACATTTCACTTCCGGATTTTTGACATAGTATATGTTTCCATCCTGACAGACTACTAGTAGTTGCAACAGTTGCATTTAGTATAGAATCTGAAGAAATTGAAAATTTAACATCATTACTTCCACTCAATTGAATTTTAAATGGATATTTGTTATTGTTTTGTTTTTGTTTAGTTAATATAATTTGGTCATCGCCGCCATTATTTGAACCAGATAAAAAGAATGATATTGCATAATCATGTTGTCTATCATAATATCCATCAATTGATGTTTGAAAATGACCAGATCCATCAAAACTTGCAGCTCGGCCTATAGGTAATGTATCCCCATCTGTTGTTGGAACACCATCTACATATGTTATGCCAGAATGAGAAATATATTGAATTCTATTTGTATCAAAATATTCATTAAAACCTTCATAAAATTGAACATTAGTAATAATAGATGCACTATCAAAATTACCATCAATGATATTACCATATCTATCCGCGGAAAGAAGCACCGAACTAGTAAATTGAAATGAAGCTGGTTTTATTCCTTCACCAATCTTATTTTGTGGTATTACAAATACTGAAGCAGATTCATATAGAAATTTTTTAGTTCTTGTTAAATCAGTCGGGCCAAATGTATTAGCTGGTTCGCCTTTTCTTTTATAATATAAATGGTCTATAGAAAAGTATGTAATACTTTGCAATGACCCGTCAATATTAGAAGCATCATTATATGTTAATTCAGAACCCAATGCTGGCAAACTATTTCTATTACTATATCTTGCTTCTAATGGTAAAGCGCTACTTGTTGCACTACCAGAAACAAACATAAATAATTTATTAGTAACAAATTCTTCTTTTTTAAAATCTGATGGATCTATTTTTTTAAAAACTGAAGGATAATTTCCTTTATACTCTAATTCAGTATCATCTAACAATCCAACTGATTTTCTAGCTGATTTTGTTTTTGCTACTAAATCTCGTTTAACAATACTCAGGGACTCACCAGTAGATTTAATACGATCGTTTTGTATATCTAATAACTTTCTTGCCATAATAGTAAAAAGCCCCTTACATTTATTATAAATATAAAGGGCTTTAATTCAGTTATGTTTTTAATTAAAAATCTAGCTTAACTCTAATAAGTGCTTCTCGACTAAATGATTTCAATAATGGTTGAGATAATTTTGCTACTGCTAATAATTCTCTTGAATCATTATATAAACCTACTGTAGTAATATAAGTTTTTGGATCTCCGATAAATGTTGATTGTCTAAATTCTCCTACGCTACCTGTTGTAAATGATGGGTTATTTGAAAAATTATATTCAGCATTTTTAACTCTAACAAAATAATGTGTACTTGTAATTGTTTCAGCATTTCTTGCTTGGAAACCATATAGATCTGAAGTTGCTGGGTTTGTTAATGTTCCAGAACCTGAAATTGAATGATATAATCCATAATGGTTATTTCCTTCAGATGATGAACCGGTATTAGTTGTAAATCCTAAATTATTATCTAATGTATCGCCATTTAAAATAATTGTTCCATAATCAGGATAAACTAATCCATAATATACTGGAGCTGATGGATTATAAATACCATCACTAATAGAACCAGAAACAACATTATATACTCTACCAGACGAACCGACTGTCGGAGCGCCGCTATTTTCAGAATCATCAATTAATGTATATACTGTAGTACCAACTGTTACAGAACCAGTTGCATTAGTATCTCTTGCAGAAATATTAACTAATGGAAGTTCAAAATTACCTGGATCGATTTTTTCTTTAATTCTACTACGTTTAAAATTAACTACATAAATAGAATTTGAATCAACACCATCAAAAGTAAACCTCGTATCTGCAGATTCTAATAATAATTGTTTGTATTGAGAATAAACAGCTCTACTCGGTGAATCATTCAATTGACCTTGCGAATCAGAACCCAAACCAGTTGCATTACCATATGCAATTGAATATTGTACTGCAGAGCCAGTTGTTGCCGGATCTTTTTGATACACATCAATATAATATCTTCGTTGTGATGTTGTTTGTGTAGATGAAGTAAAATGAGCTGTTAAAGATGCAATACCATCACTCCAAACCCCAGCCGTTACAACTTCAGTTTGATTATCGATAATATCATTAACAGCATCAAATTTAGTAAAAGTACGACCATTTCGAGCTAATACTTGAGCTTGTTGTTGCTCTCTAATTATTTCTTCTGCTCGTTGTCGTGCCAATTGTTCTACTTGCTGACTAATATTTGCTTGTGGTGCAGTAACACGTGGTGTGTTTGGAGCAACAGAAGCTCCAGGTGCTATGTCGCTTAGACCTCTAAATAATTGGCCAACTCTAGGTAATTTTTTTAAATGTTGTATATTCATTTTAGTATCCATTATGCTCCAGTTTGAATAGTAACTGCATTTACAGTCAAGTTAATAGTAACACTACCACCAGTTTCATTACCAATAATTGTAATTGTTGCAGTTTGATTTGTTATTTGTCGTTTTGCTCTAACAACAAAACCGCGACCTGCTATTGCAACACTTTGTGCATCTTCATTATCACCAATAAATCTTGGTGTTGTTGGTAATACTGAATTTTGTAATTCGCCGCCTGGCGCAACTCTAATATCAGCAACATCTGAATTTGAAAGGATTGCTGTATATCCTAATGTTGCATTACCACCAGAAAAATTAGATGTATTTGGCGTAATTGTTGCTGTATCTCCTTCTGCTACCAATGTAATAGAAGTATTACCTACAGTAATTACAGGAATTTTAGTTGTTTTCTTAGGTAAAGTGATAAGTTTATATTTTAACATTTGAGTTTCATCAGGAACTGCTTCAACAATTGGCATATTTTCTATAATAGTACCATAATACGAAGTACCTAATGGATGATCAGGATTCCATAAATCATAATCAATTTCATCATCTGCCAACGCAAATTGTGTAATTCGAAATGAATTTCTACCCTTTGCTAACAACTCTCTACCTTTCTTAGTAAGAATTGCATCTACTGTTACTGAACTATTATCTAAATATCCCATAGTTATTTACCTTTATTTCATATAAATATTTTTAATTGAAAAAAATACCATTTATCCGCCGGATATTGTAAAGCTACCATTTTCGCCTGGAGCTTGATATATTAATTGATTTGGATTTGCTTCTCTAAACTCAACTACTGGTCCGCCATCTATAGTATCTAAACTAGAGATATTAAATCCACGTGATGTCATTTTACTTCCATTATATCTTGAATTTTCTAAACCAGTACCAATAAAATCTTGATATTCTGCAGGACCATTAACATTAATGCCTCTCACCGGATTGCCATTTACATCGGTAGTAAATATGTCTGACCCAGAGACAACAATATAACCAATTGCGATGTCCCCATATGTAAATGAAGATGTATATGAAAAGAATATGTTTATATTTTTAACACGTGCTTTTGCTACAAGAGCATTTGTTTCATATACATTAGTAATAATCACCGGCTGAATACCGAATTCTATAACGTCACCTTCATCTACAAATGCTTGTAAATCTCCGATAATAACACCATCTGCTCCGGTTTCTAAACCATACGATGCACTTAAACCAGGTGTTAAAGTTGGGTCATCCCCATAACCAACTCGCTGCCAAGACGCACTTCCTGTACGATATGTAGTCACTGCATTTCCATCAATAGTAATAATATAATCGTTAGCTGATTGCGGGGCTTCTTCAATAATATCACTACCAGAACTAATAAACCATTTTTCCCATTCTATTTGAATACCTGTATATTCATTAAAACTTGAACTATATGTAGCAGCTATTGATGCTGATATGCTACTTGATAAACTCAATTGTAACACTGATGCAGATGCAAACAAATTGACTTGTAATGCATTTGCCTCGTCTGTTGCTGTAGCATATTCTAAATCATACAGTCTAGTGTCAAACACAGAACCACTACTCAAATACCATTCTGCATATGGATATAGTTCTGCAGAAGAAGTAACAACTGTTGATACTATAGTATCATAAACCGAACTAGCAGTTGCTGCAAAATTGATATGCCCGTTTGGTGGCGAAGCTAAAGAATCATTAAGTGTTACTAGACCAAATGTGTCGCCATCGAAATACCCGAGACCCAGTGGGTCTGCTGCAAATTCGAATTTCCATTGTGCGAATACCCCAAAGCCGCCGCTATAAGTTCCACTTCGTTCTAAAGCCTCTAACAAACTACCAGTGGTCAAAGACCCTGTTAACAACATATCGATTGGCGTTGAGTTATACGTTCCGGTTCCTGGAAAAGCAGCTTGACCTGTCCAAACCGGTATAGACCCAGTTGAGAATGAAAGTGACGCACCGAGGCTGGCAGTTCCTATAAATAAAGATGCTGTAACAGAAGCAATTTGTGTTTCACTTCCTTCTGGGAGTAATCTCAATGGTAACCATAATGGACCAGGATACGCGTCGATTTCCTCAACTTGTAGCGTTTCCCAACGTTTCAATCCTTCATATAAATCGCCCCAAAGTGTTGATCCGCCACTAGCAGTAGGATGTCCCGAACCACTATTAATTAATTCATATATATCGACGGTTTCTGAACTTATGCTATCACCTGATGCAGGTAACTGAATTTCAAAAAGATATCCCGATCCTGGAGCCTGGACATTGCTGAATCCACTTACGTTACTTGAGCTTAGTATAAAAGCATCAGTAACTGGGTGCGTTAACAAATACGCATTACTCCCTGAGTCTGGAGCATTATAATCATGATACCATGTATCTATTCTATAAATAGAACTAGTCGAAAATGTAAATTCGGTAGAATTAGAACCTGTATGTGCAACACCTTCAAATACTACATCAGACCCAGAATCAGCTACAGATGACGTGCTTGTTAAAACTGCAGTTTCATTATACAATGATTTGCGGTATTCGGTATATGATAGTGTTTCTCGATCAGTAGATCTTGTGCTACTAGAAATATCCGGCATTAATGCTTCACTCATCCAATATGGTGTTACACCCGCAATATATTCAGTACCAGTCCAATATAAATAATCTCTAGAATAAATTGTACCATCATATTTCTCTGCCGCACTTCTTGTTACAAAGCCTTGTATTTGGTCATCATCTTGTGCAGTAATTGTAGCAATTGCCCCATCTACTGATCCTAAATAGGTATCATAAGTTGGATCAAATATTAATGTTTGTTGTACATCAATATCAGTATTATATGAATCTAACGTTCTACTAGGCCTAGGTAATACTGAATCTTTATTTCGTTCTAATATATTTGGTTGTACTAATACACCAGTAACTTTATCAACACGTGCTGGAAGTAATTGTTCTAATTGATTAAAAAATGATAAATCAAACAATGAAAATATTTTTATGTAAGCATTAATATCATTTTTAGTATCATACTTTTTCCAATAATCTCTTGCAGCGCGTATTAAATCTGGGTATGAACGCTCATATTGCTGGCCAGGATCTCCAATATATGAATCTAATTCAGTAAATCCAAGTTGTGCAATGATATCATCATTTATCATTGTTTGTGGAGAAAAATATACTCCCAATTTTTTACTATCTAACGGTGCTTTATCAAATTGACTACGTTCTGCCCGCGTTTTAACATCTAACGTACCAACTAATTCATTATCTTCTAATCTAATTTTATTATCATCAAATGTACCGGCAGCTAAAGATATTCCATCAAAATAATATGTTTCTTCAATTGAATCATATGGCTCTGCATTTGTCCATGATGCAAATGAAGATGAAATTGTTGATGATAATGGTTGAACTCCTGATAAACTTGATGTTGCAGAATGATCTATTTTTTGTGTTAGTGGTAATCTATAAACTAATTCATCATATGCACTTACATTTCCATCATATGCTGATGGAGCTTTTGTATGATTATCTAATGCCGAATCGCCTAAACTACTAGTCCATATTCTTAATTCTTGCAACTGTCCTTGTAATCTTGAAGCGCTGCTTGAACCACCTAATGTAATAGATCCAGCTACTGGGAAAGTTGCAATAGATGATGATGCTGCAACAGTAGCAACAATTTTTCCATATTTTGATTTCTTAGCAACTAATTCTAATTCACTTCCAGATGTTCTTAATAATGCAGTAATCCAACCACCATCAAAACATTCAAAATCAGCCGAACTAGTTCCATTCAATTGAATAGTACCTAATGTACCTCTTGTAAAATCTAATGTAACATCGTTTGAGCCTACTGAAAATAAATTCATTGTGCTAGGCATAGATGGGTTTGTTAATACATTATCCGTTCTAAAACGAACCTCTACAGCACCAATACTTTGTGAATAATTAGTAACAACAGTACCAGCTGCATTTCGAATTAAATCTAAAGCATAATCAAAATTTAATTTTTCATATACTGGAGGTCTTTCAATTCTTGGGCCGCCATACTCTTGTATTGTTATCATACTTTGCGGAATACCATAACATGATAATAAAGCTTTTATACTTCGTTTAGTTCCTTTTGATTTTAATAGTCCTGGCAAGTTGTTAACAATGCGACGCCATATGTGGTACGTCATATCCTTGCCTGGTAATGATGCATCACCTACCGTATTAGAACCAGTAATAGGAACACCTGAATCATTGGTTCCTAAAACATACTCCCAAAGATCTTTATATTGATTACCATCAGTTAACGACCAACCAAATTGTTTAGCAACAGAATATAATAATTCATTCGGAACACCATATTTTGGATGTTCATCTCTAGAATGAATCTTAGACATATAATTGATATAAGTATATAATATGTCATAATGTTGACCTAACATATTAATAAATGTATCTAAACCTTCATTACCAGGCTGCGTACGTATAAATTCCGGAATTGCATATACTAATGCATTTTTATTAAATTTATCATATGTAGCTGCATTATCTAATAACGTTTCATACCAAGTAGTTACTTGAGATGATGATAACGGATATAATGTATATGTTCTTGTGTTATTAGATTTTGGCCATGGCGTTATGTAACTTCCTGTTATAAACGATACATTGGGATCTACTAAAGGAACAATATTAGAAAATTGTCCAGATGATGATTCATAGTATAAAAACTTTTCAAATGAATCAAATCCAGAAATTAATTTTGTTTTTCTATCAGAATATTCAACTACATTATTTTGACTACCAGATAATGAATTTAATAAAGATATTTGCGATTCATAATATTCTATTAATGAAATTTTATAATGAAAGTTTTTAACGCGTTCTGTAGCAGATCCGTAAAAAACAAAATTATTAAAATCTTCATAGTCAATATTTAAATCAATTCCTGATAAACTACCTGAGAATATTGAATCAACTATTTGTTGTGATGTAGAGACAGATGAACCTAGTAAATCGTTCCACGTTTTTAATCCAGTATCAGTTGATGTATCAAATTTAGATATAGCATCCCAATTCGGACCAGCAAGTTCTGTTAATGTAGAATCAAACACATCTGCTGGTTGTATAGAAACACGGTCAATAACCGGCGATTTAATTTCTTGTACAACCCAACATTTAAAGTTTTGTTGTATATCAGCTGGAAGTGGTTCTTTTAATTTTACATATAAATACTCACCAATAACAACACTATTTGTATACATTACCGTTTTGTTACGGCCAAAATTTAACAAATATGTACTATATTTAGGTGTTGGTATTGTTACTAGAACCGATTCGGTAGCTGTAGTAACAGATATTATAATTTCTTCTGCTAATTGATTAACAGTTTGAATATAATTAGTAATTTGTTCTAAAAATTCATCATCTGTTGCATCAATTGCTTTTAATCGTATTTCAGTACGATCTGGAGATATTTCATCTATTCGTAGGTGCTGATTATCATAACTACCAATTAAATTTCTAAAAAAGTTAAATGCAACTCTATAATTACCTCTAGTTAAATTTAATTTATCAAATTCATTGTATAAATCAATACTAAGCGCTGCTCTTGGTAAACTAATAGTTTCATTTGTTATAGGATCAGTAACTGATGTTAATAGTTTTTCTGGTAGTTTAATATCTACCTTATGATTACCAGTAATCCACGTATCGCCAGAATAAACATGTAATTCAGTTCGATAATTTCCAGAAAATCCCCATTCAATTTTTGGTACTATATATTTAAATAATGAAATTTCTTCATCAGTAAATCTATTTGCAGTAATTGCTTTATTACTGCTCTGGATTTTATCGATATTTTTATATTGTGTTAGCATAATATGTTATACTGAGAAACTATTATTATATTCAAAATCTGGCTGAGAATTGTTTTTATTTTTTATTTCTAATTTAACTTTACCATCGTCATCTTTTGTTTTAGCTTTAACGGTAGTAATAGGACCTAATTTCACTCTTGTTTCTTCAATTCCAACAAAATCTTTTGCATCAGATCCGGTTCCAACTTCAATTATTAAATAATAATCATCTTCATATTTGTTAGTTGGAGATTGTATTTGAATAGTTCCAAATGTCACTGAAATAGTTTCCCCATTTTCATCTACACCACTTACTGTCTCTAAACCTTCTGTTAATCGTTTAAAGTTTTTATCTTTATTAGCTTGTTTTGCTTTATTATATAATTCTTTACCAGTTAAATTAGAATCTGAAGTACCTCTTACAAACAACGCGCGCAATCCATATGTATTTCCATCCGCATCTTGTCCGTCTTCATATTGTCCTGATAATTGATATGAAATAGTAACATAGTTTTTATCAGCTTTTAATCCGCCATTAGCAACCAATCCGATTAAAGCTCCTCCTACTATTGAAGCTGCTGGTGCTGCAGCTGCTACAGCGACTGGAAGTGCAAAAACCCCCGTGAGTGCTATACCCGCCGCGGTGCCCACTGCAGCCAACCCTATAGCAGCCCCTGCTGCAATTTTTTGTAATGTAGATTCACTTTCTCCTAAAAATTTATTATCTGGCCAATTGAATCCTGTACGTAATACTTGTTCGTCTGGTGTAATAGCCGTGGAGAGTTGGTTGGACGCGCGAATTATAGGATTAAACGATAAGTATATATTGTCAGTAACATTAATAACATCAAATCCATTTCTTTCGCCAGATGTACTTCCGCCGCCTTCTTGTGCTGCTTCTTGTGCTGCTTCTTGTGCTGCTTGTGCTGCTGCTAAAGCTTCTAATACCGCCTCTTGGTATGCTTTTAAATCATCATTGATTTCTAAATCAATTTCGGTAGTAGTAATTTGTGTAACTGGCGTTACAGTTATTGTAGGAGGAAATTTAAAATATCTAAATTGAGTATCAATAACATTATTTACTGATACTTGTTGCAATTGTTCATAATTTGGTTCAATATAATAACTTTGATTAGTTACAAATGCATCTACTACAGTATTTTCAATTAAAATAAATTCACCAGATTCATTTCGTTGATTTATTATACGTTGTCCAGGTCGTTGTCCAGGTAGCGTTGTTACATAACCACCATTCATGACATATTCTAAACCATTTTTTATATATTGTTGTATTGCTCTTTGTTGTTCAACAGAAACTGCACGTGCAGCTGGGTCCGCTAACGTAATATTTCCGTCTGATTCCAATTGCAAATTGTCTGATTGTAACTGATTTAGATTAGCGTCTGTAAGTTGCCCAACTCGATCTAATTTTCGTAAACTTAAAATTTTATTTTGATTACTCATTATCTAACTACTTTAAAATAATATTCATTATCAATATACTGCTCAGTGAATCCATCTACAATTTTTAATGCTATGCGATAATAACGCTCTGGCATCAATCCATTCATATCTAAATAAATGAAGTTGCTTGTAGTATCACAACTCACTTTAGTATAAATATTATCGAACGGAATTATTGTTTCATCTGTAGCAGCATCAATTATTGAATAATAAGTAGTTGATGGTAATCGTTTTATGGTTTGTAAAGGAAATAAATTTGTTGCTGATTTTTGCGGATATTTATCTCGTCCATAGAAGCGTATACGAGCTATTTCCGTGTCTTTATACGCATTTTTTAATTTTGGATATATGATATTCGATTCTAAATTTAATTCATCTAAAGTGCTAGAATACGCACTATCGTCCCAATACATGGTAAGTCTAGGAACATATATAGTATGTGTTTCTCTACTAAAGAATCTTACATATCCTGTAGTGGTTCCTGCTTGTTCATCTGCATCAGAAAATTTAAGTAAAAACCCATTATTATTAATAGTAACGCCGGCACTTCCGTTAATCCATAATTTTATTGCATCTGTTACATCCATGTTAATGTCAGTTGGACGATAGCTAAAAGCTTCAGACACTCCATCCGCACCTGGTTGCGTATAAAAACTTTGATCATATCTCGTTAAATCATAAACACCAGAGCCAGACTGATATATCCAACTTCCACCTAAACTACCAGTAATTTTTAAAGAAGGAGTTACATCGCCCGATGTCGTCCAAGATGAACCAGATACTGGATAATTCCATGAAACACCATCTGTAACAGAAGGAGATGAATTTTCAAATCCAGTGCCATTAATCCAAGAATCATAAGCTATTTTTGCATCAATTGTATAATTTGATGATAAATTTTTTGCGTGCGATGTATATAATTGCAATACAAATTTACATGAATTTAACGTAGTAGAATATTTTGTTAATGTATCTGAAATTTCAGACATATCAAATTTAATCAACGATCTAGATCGTACATATGCATCACCTGATGTATTTAATCGTTTTCCTACTTCTAATATTTCATCAATACCAGTATTTAATGTAGGTACTGTTTCATATAATGTAGCATCTTTTTCTGCATAAAATATTCTGAACATAAGTTATATCCTTACTATTATTTAATATAAATATTTGTTAGTAAGATACTACTCGTCCTCGTATGTCTTTATTTGGAAATTTAACTTCAAATATTGATGGATCTAACGACGGATATATGATTCCATTTTTTGTTGCGGTTTGTAAATTATAGATATTTCCAGAATAGTTTGTTGAAGTATCATATAAATTTGTAAATTTTAAATCTAATACTGATTGCACTCCTTTAACATTAGCTATTGAATTTAAAACATCACTTTTTATGATAGTTTGATTAATTTGCCAACGAGAAATATCAAAATATTCTTTTAAACGACTGACACATTTTAGAAGAACTTCATTACTGTTATAATTTGATAATACAGTAATTTCAAAATCAATACCAATATTAATTATAAATGCATTTTTAATATTTATAGCATCCGTCATCATACGATATTGATCTAAATATGTTTTTAAATTTTCTTTAACTGCAGGATTAAGATCAATTAATTGTTTAGACGAATTATATCCTAAAACATACATATTCATAGCTAATGGATTTTTTACTCTACGTTCTTCCGCTTCTTCTTGTGCAATTTGATCGTCGGGTACAATATATGCTTTTGCGACACTACCAAAACGAGCTGGCATAGAATATGCTCGTACAATATAATCTTCTCTAGTAACTAAACGATTTTGTGTTGCAAAATTAGCTAATGCATTATTTTTTATTTCATTTAATGAGTCTCTTGTTTTGCCTCCGCGTGCTGGAACTGGATTATTAACTGCAACCGAATTTTTAACAAAACTAATTACGCCGCTAGTTAACGTTGTGTTTACATCATCGTCATATTGTACATTATCTACTCTTGTAATAGTATCTGCATCAACATTATCTTGCAATCCTTTTCCTGTTGTATATGTTACTGTTAACGTAGTATTCGCCGGAGCTTGGCCGTAGGCTCTCGTATATAAAAAGTTTGATGGATCAATATCAATATCTACAGCACGTCTAAATCCAGCTAATCCATTTCCTACATTATCTGGGTTCGGAATAATTTCTTCATCGTTATTATCAGAAACACCTGCTCCAAATTGCAATTCATATCTATTATCTGCTCGCAATCTAGAAACAAATCGTTTTGAAGATTTTCTAAGTTTTAAAAGAGAAGGAACAGAAGAACGATATTGTACAAAATCTGGATCATTTTCTAATAAATTTGGCACAGTTTGAAACACAGTATCCTGAGCTAAATATGGAACTTGATACCAATTATCTCCATCTGATTCTTCTACTGAAATAATATCAATGATATCCGTATCAGGAAGTACTATCTTATCATATGGTTTTGGTGTAGTAAATGTAAATGTAGAAGTCTTAACAGTACCAGAAATTGCATTAACTGATTTCTTTAGCAAAAAGTATGTTGGCTGTTTTGTTGCATTATCATATTCATATACTGTAACTTCCGTTGGATTAAATGATGAAGAAAACCCAAAATCAACTGCATCTGTTGTTCTAAACCCAATACCTTGTTCGGTACTAACACGCATTGCAGTTTTAATAGATAATGCATAACGATAATCTGGACCTACTGCATCACCAGAACCAACTGCAGGTACTAATTGAAATACATCTAATGTTGTTCTAGATGCAATGTAATTATTAACATTATATCCTAATGTATATGCTAAATCTTGTACATTGGATTTTTCTGTAGCATGTTGTAATAATGATTCTTTAAGATTAGTATCACTATAATATGACAATACATCACCTACATATGATGCTAATTCTAATAACATCATACCTGGGGATGATTCGTTAAAGTCTTGATATGTATCAGGAAAATATTGTTTAGTAAAGTCAATTAAGTTTTTTCTAAATTGACCAAAATCTTTTCCTAAATAATTTATATCCTTTTTAACATTGCTCATTGTTGTTCCTTATCATACTGCTAATTCAGCATTTGAAACAGAAAAGTTTCCGCTTTCATTTACAAATACAGAAATTGTTCTATTTATCTGTTCTACATTAACATTAAATGTAATTTTAATTTTAATTTGATTATTTAACGTTGGGTCTGTTTCATTTGTTAAAACTTCAATTGATGCTATGTTAACTTGAGGTAACCATTTTGCTACTGCAGTTTGTATTGATTCAACAATAAAATCTTTAATATTATCATCATTAGGTTCAAAAATAGCTTCATACAATGTAGTTCCAAAATCTGGCTGCATTGTTCGTTCACCTAATTTTGTTAATAACAATGTTTTTAAATTTGATATTGTAGCTTCTGCAGTTGTTACAGTTGATGATACTAGTTTAGTTTTATTAAATTCTAAAGAAATTCCTAATTTAGAATTTTCATTTCTATTATCATACTGTATAATATCAAATGGCATTTACTTAACCTCTACCTTTTTTCTTATCCATAGCTTTCATTAAAGCTGAATAATCACGTGTCATTGCTTTTGCAACTACTGGGTCTACTTGTATAGATTTACCAGTGTCTGGGTCTGCCATTACTTGTGGTGCAGATATTCCCATCATTTGCGAACGCATCTTTTCTCGTACATGGCCAAAACTTTGAGCATTCGCTGATGTCATCATAATATCTTCATTTAATGGTTGATTCATTGATGAAGCATATGGGTTCTGTTCTTTTAGTGAATCTGTTTCATTTAGAATATCAGCAAACCCAGTTTTACTAAATTTAACTGTTTTTCTTTTGTTTGGTCCTGCAGGTGTTGATTCATTCCAAATTTGTTGATGTTGTTCTAAAGATGATTTACTATTTGTTTCTTTAGTTTTTATTTCATTAATTGTTGGGTGTAACCCTTCTTTTAAGATTTCAGTAAGTTCTTCTTTAATAACAGAACGTACCTCTTCTCGTACTACTTGTTTTAAAACTTTAACTAATGTTTTTGCATCCATAGTTTCTTCTTTTTTAATAAATATTTGTATGTTATTTTTTGTATGTTATATTGATTCTAATCCAATGAATTGCCAAAAGGCATTCGTTTCGGTAGTATTCCATTCAAATCTATATTGGGAGCCGGACGGTGCTGCTGTTCCTTGATAATTAAGTAAAAATCTAGTTTCGCCCAATGATGCCCCTTCTACACCAAATGGTTCTACGTCAATAATTATTTCAGTACTGGTATCTGGAACAGCCGGCGGTGCACTATCAGTAGCTACCGGATCAGCAACAGTAACATCAAAACTAAAGTTTTCCACATCATAATTCAATGCACTGTCTGTCCAACTTGTTCTTGTTAATTTTGGTCCAAAAATTTCATCGTTAGAAAGATTAATATAATAATCACCTTGTTTACCTAATCCTGTGTCAGGTTCTCCAACACCAGAATATACTTTACTAGGAGCTTCTTCAATTGACGTTAAAAAGTCTTGTTGTTGTTTTACCATTTCATCTGCTAAATTTAATAATTCATTATTTAATAAACCATTTGCATTCATTTCATTAGCAGTATTTTCATCAACTGGTATTGCACCGCAAATTGGAGATAATTTTGCAGCAATATCACCTAATTTTGATTGTAATGG